TCCATTAACAACACTGAATCTGACGGTCATTCCTTCGGTGTAGGCGTTGATCGCCGGATCGAGGGCGATGACGTAGGCGTTGGCGACGCCGGTGTCCAGGGCGTAATTGCCGGACTGGATGTCGATCATGCGCTTGATGGCTTCGAGCAGCTGGGCATAGCTGGCATCACTGGGGGTGATCCCAGCCGCCTCGATCACCGACATTATCTCTTCCTGCACCCCGTTGCACCACTTTGCATCGAAGTCGGTCGGAGCCGTATTTGTTGCCATGTCTCCGTCCCGGAAGCCGTGCTTCCCTGGGCCGAAAAGGTTCAGCATTTTGGTCAGCGTTGATATTCGTAGCATGTAACTCTCCTAAACGTAGTTGAACCGCACCGTCGTGTGGGCAGGTTTGTTCTGATTGATCGCGTTTTCCAAGGTGCTGTAGCCCCACGATCCGAGGGCGGAATTGCAGTTGCTGTTGCAGTTCGCGGCGAAATAGCCGCCGCTGGCCGGGATGTTCATGGTCCAGACGAACAGATCCGCCTCGCTGTACAGTGCCTGGTTGCAGCTGCCGTTGCAGTTCGCGCGCTTGTACTCGGTGATGGTCGTACCGGGAAAACCGAGCCGCTCGGCCACGCCGATGAAATAAGGGCGCGATTGCCCTCCGCGCGCGTAATACTTGGCTCCCGCCTTCGCCTGGCGTTGTTCCTTGCTCAAGCCCACTGCCGACAGCCCAAGCACCCGCTCCCAATCCTCCAGCGTCGAGCTGGCCGTGCGCGGGTCGATCTCGCGCAGGATCGCGTCGGCGGATCGCTGCGCCTCATCCAGAGCATTCCCTTCGGCTGCCAATTCGGCAGACAGCAGCGGCGCTGCGGTGTCATAGGAACCGGGCGGAAGCGAGCGTTTCAGGAGTTCGGCATGGTTCATGTCAGGGTCACCACGCCCAGAACGCCCAGCTCAGAGTGGGTGGCATCGGCCAGGATAAGCACGTTGCCAGCGGGCGCAGTCAGATTCACGTCCACGACGCCCTTGACGCTGGTGATGAGCGATTCGATCTTGATCTTGCGCACGACATCGCCGACTTCCAGCGTTGCAAAGTACTTCTGAAGGATCGGGGTGATCTTGGCCGTGGCGTCCGCCAGCGTGATGCCGGATAGCGACAATGCGCCGGTGATGTTCACCGTGACCAGCGTGGGGGCCATCACCACCAGGTCGACGCAGGGTGGCCTTTGCGTATCGATGTAAGCCAGCACCTGCGCCAGCAGCGCGGGGGAAGGCGCACCGCCAGCGGTCTCGATCACCACGTCTACGCTGTTTGGCGCACGCCGCTGCGTGAACACATAAGCATCCTTCACCCCCGGGACATCCATCGCCCAGCGGTAGTAGTCGTGCTTCGCCCCACCCATCGGCGGCATGCGCATATCGAACAGCACACGGGCCAGCAGCTCTTCTGGCGTTTCTGCCTCGACACCGCCAGTCATGCTGACAACCGAGGCTTTCGACTGAACGCCGGGCGGCGGCGCGGTAAGAGTCAGCACGGTTCCGGCCGCCTGGTTACCAGCCTCCCCGGCAACCACAGCGCGCGCCGCCACATCCACCGTGCCGCCCACGCCGACCGTGCCGGATGCCGTGGTCACGTAGGCCACGCCGTTGGCAGTCTTGCCTTCAGTACCGATGGCGATGACGCTGCCTTCGGCACCGGGCAGGCGGATCGTGCCCGTGGAGAACGATGCCGCCTTCGGCTCTATCCCGCGCGGGCGGGCATGCTTCGATACCAGGATGTCCGCATCGGCGGTGTCGGGGAAGATCTGCCGCACGATCCATTTCTGGTGCTCGTACAGGCCCTCGACCGCATTGCCGTTCGCCGTGGCGCGCACATAGGCGTCGGAATCCTTGCCGACATATTCATCCGGCTGGAGATTGTTGATGTCGCGCAGGATCTGGTCGCGGACCTGCCGATAATCGGGCGTCGGATAGCTCATCGTTAACTCACCTTGACCGGATGTTTGAAAGTGAAGGTCTCACCGCTGGCCGAGACCACCTCGAACAGCAGGTACAGCAAACCGTTGTGCGGCTGCTCTGATGTGACCGTGATGCTGGTCGCACGGCCATCGTCCAGGATGGGTTGCAGCGCCTGTTCGGCGTATTGCTTCGCCAGACGCTGCACGCGCACCACATCCTTCTCGCGGCTCAGCGTGTGCAGCAGACTGCCCAGGGTCTTATCGGCCCAATAGGCACCAAGAGGCGTGCTCAGGCGCAGATGGCAGGAATTGAGCAGACCATTGGTCGGATCGCGCTTCAGCAAGCCGTCCAGCAGCACGTAATCGCGGGTAACGGGATCAATCAGGACGGCCATCACATCTTCCCTACCGGAGCAGCAGCAACAGCGCCGGAAACGGCCTGCTGGTGGTCGTTAAACACGGTACGCATGTCGGCCATCTTCTTGTTGCCGTGGTCGGAGATATCGCCCTGGGCGACGATGCTTCCCGTAACCTCAAGATCGCCGCTCATGGTTGTCTTCGGGCTTTGAATGTCCACGGCCATACTGGAAACCAGCTTCATGTGCCGGTCCTTGCCGAGCTTCACGTGGTCGCCCCACTGGTTGTAGATCGCGGTCTCGCCGCTTTCCAGATTCTTCAGACGATAGGAGCCATGCTCGGTGGCGATGATGATGCCGTGGCCGGTCTTGCCGCCCAGCGGCAGGATGATCGCCATAGACCCCTTGGGAACATTGCTGGTGAAGCCGAAATGCTGGAACAACTCCGCATCTTGCAGCTGCTCGCCGGACACCCCATCTGCCTGCACCAGCTGCACAGATCCTGCCGCCTTGACCAGGGTGACCACGCCACGGAAGGCGAAGCGCAAGCCAGCGAGCTTGCGGCGGATGCGCTCGTCGATGGTGCGGATCACTTCGCACCTCCGGTCACGTCGATGATCTCGCCGGGGTCGTTCTTCCCTACGCGATGCTTGCGCTTGTGCGGGTGGGCATCGAGCACCCACACGCCATCTTCCTTGAGTACCAGAGTGGTGCGTTTGCCTCCGCTCCGATCTCCCTTGAACTTGCGGCGCATCAGGAAAAAGATGCCGTTGATCTTATGCGGTTCTGAATAGACCAGGATGCGCTGCCCAGGTGTCCACAGCAGGCCGTTGCTGTCGAGCTCTGGCGCATCGATGCGATGCCCTTTCACCTCGACGGTCAGGGTAAATGCATTCAATCGGCTATCGGCGATCAGCTTGCGGGCACGGTCTCTGCACGTCGCCTGGTTATCGCACTCATGGTCCACTACGATCTTCGGGCGATAGCGGGTAACTCCACTGTCTTCTGCCGCACCAGACAGCGAATTTCGCCCATCCTCGACGTCGGTACCGGCAGCCTGCCCCAGCACCGTAACTTTCGAATATCGACCGCGCTGCGACCTGCTTTTGGTCATGCGCAGCACATTGTTTCCCTGTCCATCGCTGCGCATGATCAGCGTAGCGACTACCGGAGTTGAATAGTCCGGCCCACCGATCACCAGCGTTCCGTCCGGCTCGAACCACGGCCATAGGCCATTGGCTTCGGCTACACGCGCAAGCACGTCCCAGGCACTGTCTCCCGGTTCGACAGTAATCTTCTCGCGGATACGAGGTGACTCAGCCGAGATGCGTTTTTTAACAATGTGAAATTCACTTACGATCTTTGAAACAGCTTGGTCCAGACTAACCATCTTCGCATCGAAGATAGGTGCGGCACTGTCCAGGAGATCTGCTGCCATATCGCGGCCAGACAGACTGATCGAATTCGAAGTCTTGCTAACCGGGTGGTCGATATCATCAATCGACCCGGTCATCACAAGATCTTTCCCCATGTAGATCTGGACGGCGGCACCTTCCACCACTTCGTCAGGCAGATCCTTTCCGCCCATTCCGATAGTGACTCCCCATGCGTCGGCGGGAGTCATCAGATCGCTGTCGATCTCGTAGCTATCCCATAAGGACTGATCCTTATCGCCGATCTTCAGGCGCACGCTGTCATCAGTTGGCATAGGCATTGATGCTCTCCCCTTGCTCAACGAACGGACTGCGCGCCCCGTTCAGGCGATACAGCTCAGGTGCGCGGGCATGGTCGCCATACCACAGGTGCGCCAGCAGGCGCATGTTGCCGGGCGCTTCCACCTGGCGTTGGATAAGCGGCGGGCGCGCGGCGATGATCGCCCGCGCCGTCGCCTGAACCGCCAGCGCTTGGCCTTTCAGCGGTTCTGTGATCGTCCGGCTCTGCTCGATGCCGTAGGTGATGCGCGCCTGGTCGATGGCGGCCTGGATGCTTGTGCGCGCCGCGTTGGCGATGGCCTCGATGCGCGCCGGTGACAAGGTCGGGGTGGTCGATTCGCTGGCCAGCACATAGCTGGCCGCGTTCGCCAGCGTAACAGCCGCATTCACCTGCACAGTGAGCGCAACAGCAGCGGTGGCCTGATCCTCTGATGGGGCGGTGGTAGAGGTGACCTGTTCCGGGGCGACCGCAGGCGGTGAGCTGAAGATCGAGAAGGCGTTCAGATCGCTCTGGATGCTGTCCCAGTCCGCCTCCAGCTGCTCGCCCCACAGGCGGATATCGAGCAGGCCGCTCACGATGGCCGAGATGTCGTTACCCCATGCGCGAGGATAGGCCAGCACATCCAGCCCGGAAAGCACGCTGTTGGTAAAGTCCAGTGCATACAGCAGCGGTGCGGTCATCGCCTCGCGCAGGGTGTCCAGCGGGGCCAGCGGGTTATAGGCTTGCAGGCGCTCGATCAGCTTTGCTGCGGCTTCAGATGCCGAGACAGTCGCCGCAGAACCTTGCTGCTGGATCGCCTCGGCAGGATGCGCCGCCGGGGCGAAGAACGATCCGCCCGGCGTCGATTCGATGAACACGATGGAGACGGTCGCAGAATCCGGGTTTTCGGCATCGTGCCGCACCGGATAGCGCATGGGCTGCGCATTCTTGATCGACCCGAACACCGGATGGATGAACTCGCCCGCACCAGGCTGATCCATCACGTCCAGGAACGCTTGCAGCCGGTCTTCGTAGTCGTCGCCGAAGAAGATCGCCTCGACACTGATCTTGCGGGCCTCGCGGCCCATGTCCTCGACGTCTGATCCGTTGACGTAGGGATAGGAATGTTCAACGATGGCGCGCGGGGCATCGTCTTCAGTCTTGATGACCTCGAACTTGACGCCCTTGAACGATGCTTCCAGAAGTTTTTCTGACCATGCCATGATGCGGCAGGTTACGCGCGCGCGCGAAGAGGGTTAAGGCGGAACCCGTTCTGGGTCAGTGACGAGAGGCGGTCCTGTCGTTGCGCAGGTTGACAGCGGTGGCGATCTTCTCGCCATCCAGATGCAGGTTTACTTCCAGCGTCTTCTTTGCTTCTTCGCTTCCCAGGGCTGCCATCATGCGCGCCACGAGTTCGCCGATCTTGTCGCTGGCGGCGGTGCCCTCGATGGCGTATTTGTTCAGCAGCGTGCCACCGCCATATCCGACTGCTCCAGCTGCACCCAATGCGAGGCTGGTGCCGCTCAGCAGCATGCCACCTGCCGCCATTACGCCGCGCCCCAGCATCCCGGCACCAGCCCTGCCCAGGTTCGCGATCATGCTGCCTGCGCTGCCTGCCATGCCGATCTTGGAAGCCAGCGCGGCAGCGCCCGATGCAGCAGCCAGCGCCGTCACTGCTGTTGTCGCACCCACCAGGCCAGCGGTCAGGTTGGGGAACTCACGCCCCAGGGCAGAGAAACCATCGGCAGCCGAACCGACCAGTGGCGTCAGATTTTCAAAGGCATTTTGCGTAGCAAAATCCTTTTCGTTGAGCGCCTGCTGGGTCTTGAACCCGGCCTCGTTGGCGATCACCGCGAAGTTGCTGTCGGTCGCGCCGATCCCGCCCAGCGTCTTCTTCTGCACGTCGGCCAGATAGTCGCGGTTCCCCATGATCCCGACCAGCGCCATCAGCGCCTGCCGATCCTGCACCATCTTGCCGATGGCCGAGCCTTGCAGGATATCCGCCTGGCTCTCCAGAAGCGCCTTGCGGTCGTCGCCCTTGGCGGTCTTCAGCCTGGTCTGGATGTCCTGGTAGTTCTTGTCCTTGCCGACCACATGATCCACGATGCCGACGAAGGCATCGAGCGAATCCATGCCGTTGCCGCGCGCCTTGGCCAGCGATCCCGTCAGGTTGATGCCCAGGCGCTGAGCATCCTTGGCCGTGTCCGCACTGTTGATCTTGGCCAGCAGGTTGACCAGGTTGTTGCCTGCCTCGTCCTTTGTGCCAGCGGTGATCGCCGCCGCCTGGTTGGCGGCCAGTAGCTTCGCCATGCCCGAGGTGCCGGAGATTCCGGCCAGCTTGGCCGACGCCATCTGCTGCGGCAGCCACTTCGCCATATCCTTCAGCTCGAAGCCACCAGCCTGACCGGCAGAGATCGCCATGTCGATCACATTGCCCATCTCGCCCGGCTTGATGCCGAAGGTCTGCATGCCCCGGATGCCGATCTGCGCCAGCTCGCTCGCGTTCGCGCCAGATGCGGTCGATGCCTTCATCAGCGTAGGCAGCATC